AGCATCGACGTGATCTACGGCCCGGTGGCGAGCACCTCGAGCGTGGCCCAGACGCTGACGCTCAAGCAGGGCGACACGAGCTCGCCGACCGAGAACGTGACCGGGTTCACGGGCGACATGAAGCCGGCGGCCTACGCCGGCCAGACGGTGTCCACGACCATGACCATCAGCCGCCTTGAGGTGGACTGCCGTGGCAAGAAGCGTTACCTGGCCGTCGCAACGTCGCCAAACACCGACGCGGTGATCGTGATTTCGGCTCGGCTGTCGCGGGCTGAAGAGGCCCCGTACAACGCCGCCACAAAGGGCGTGTCGGTCAACACGGCCGGCTGACGCTTGACACAGTGACGATTCTAGACGGGCGGCTCACGATGAGTGGGCCGCCCGTTCTCTTTTGAGGATCGTCCATGCAAGTCACCGTTGGCGGGTCGAAGGTTGACATCCGGGTCGAGGCAGTTTTCTCCATGCCTCGGCTGGGGTTCAACGACAACTTTTTCACCTGGGCGCAAGCCCTCATGCCGCTGGGCATCCGGCCCACGAAAGTGTCTGGCGCATTTTGGGATCAATGCCAAGAACGTGTCTTTGAACAGTTTATTGACAAGTGTGAGTATTTGTTGGCCGTCGATTACGATTCATTTTTTACCAAGGAAGACCTTGAACATCTCTTCGCCTTGGCAATGACGTTTCAGTGCGACGCCCTTACCGGGCTGCAGTGCAAACGCGAAGACGGGCGGCCGATGATGACGCTCAAAGGCACGCTCAACAATCCGCCGAAGAACGGCGAAACGACGCTGCCAATGGACTGGTTTGCCCAGCCCGTGCAGGAGGTGGACACGATTCACTTCGGCTGCACCGTGATCTCGACGGCCGCCCTCAAGCGAACGCCGAAGCCTTGGTTTCATTCCAAGCCGGGCCCTGACGGGGGGTGGAACGACGGCCGGCTCGATGCCGACATCTACTTCTGGAAAAACTTCCGCGAGGGCGGCGGCAACCGCGTCTTCGTCACGCCCCGCGTCGTCTTGGGCCACGGGGAATACATGATTACCTGGCCGGGACGGAAGTTTGCCGCGCCCGTCTACCAGTATTCGACGGACTTCTGCAACACGCTGAAACGCCCCGAAACTGCATGGAGTGTGCCCGAGGAATGAAAATAAGAATGACCCAAAGCTACCGCGTCTACCGACGTGGCCAGGTGCTGCCCGACGTGCCCGATGGCATGGCGAACGACTGGATCAGACGCGGCTTGGCTATCGAAGAGACGCAGCAGGAAATCGAGACGGCGGCCCTAGAGCCGGTGGTCGAGCGGGCCGACGCCACCTTGAAGCGAAAGCGTAAGCCGTGAAGTATCGCAGCCTCTCTGTCGCCACTGCCCCGGTCGCCGAACCCGTGACGCTTGCCGAGGCGAAGGCGCACTGCCGCGTGGACACGAGCACGGACGACACCTACATCGGCACGCTGATTACGGCTGCCCGTGAGTGGGTGGAGGAGTATCTTGACCGGACAATCGTCCACCAGCGTCTCACGATGCGTCTGGACGCCTTCCCGTACGAGATCGAGCTACCACGCCCGCCGATGGCTACGGCCGGCACAACGACCGCTGTGGTGGTCACGTACACGCTGGGCGACGACTCCACCACGACGCTGCCCGAGGCGAACTACCGGGTGGACCGCAACAGCACGCCCGGCGTGGTGCGGCAGCTGCGGGCCGGCACCTGGCCGGCGAACTTGGACGACTACAACGCCGTCACCGTGACGTGGTGGGCGGGCTACGGGGCAAGCGGCTCGAGCGTTCCCGTGGCGATCCGGCACGCCATCTTGATGCTGGTGGCCGAGCTCTACGAGCGTCGAATGGCGACGGGCCAGGGCGTGGGCGAGGTGCCCTACGGCGTCAAGGCCCTGCTCGACTCCCAGCGGTGGGGCTCCTACCGATGATTGACGCTGGCAAGCTCCGCGAGCGAGTGACGGTGCAGATCGCCAGCGGTGCCACCAATTCGCTCGGCGAGCAAGTCCTGACGTGGAGCAACTCGTCGGCCGTGTGGGCGAGCGTGGAGGGCGTGACGGCCCGCGAGTCGCTGGGCCTGGGCCAGCAGGAGATCGCCGTGACCCACCGTGTGCGGCTTCGCTACCTGCCGGGCCTGACGCAGAACATGCGGCTGTCGTGGCGCAACCGCACGCTGGACATCGTGAGCCTCCTCGAGCGAGGCAACCGCAGCGAGCACGAGATTATCTGCCAGGAAACGGTGCCCTAATGGCGAACGTGTTTGCCGGCGGCACCGACAGGCCGCTCATCAAGTTGGCGCTGGGGCGTGGCAAGAAAGCCAAGGCCCTGTTCGCGGTTGAGCCGCTGGCTGACATCGTGGCCGAGCTCAAGAAACTGCCACGAGAGATCAGCACCAAGTTTCAGCTGCGGGCCCTGGAGCGTGCGGCAAAGCCCGGCCAAGAGGCTCTGCGGCGAAACGTGGCCGCGCTTGGCGAGGTAACTGGCAACCTGCTGGCCAGCGTCACCAGAGCCAAACGCAAATACACGAACAACCGTGCCAACCTGCCCATTGGCGTCGTGGTCGTGGGCTTCCGGCGTCCGGTCAACAGCAAGAGCCAGAAGGGTGCCACGCCAGCCTTCGTTGGCGGCACGGTACTCAAGGGCCCCAACAGGGCCTATCACTCGCACCTCGTGGAGTACGGCACGAAGGCCAGGACGCCGGGCTTTAAAACTAAAACTATTCGGCGCGGTCGCGTGATTTTGGGCGGCCGAATTCGCACAAGACTGGAATACCGACAGAAGGTTTCCGACAACCGTAGCGGCGTGCTGTCGTCGTTCAAGACGCGAGGCCCGTTCTTCCGGCCTGGGCAACGTCGCTACCCGGTGGACTTCATCGCCACCGGCCAAGTCCGTGGCAGCCCGGCGCGCCGGCCACTGACGCGGGCTTTCCAGGCCACGCAGGGCCAAATGCAGAGCATCCTCGACATTGAGATACGGAAGTCGCTGCAGGCGGCCATCCGGGCGACGCAGAAGAAATACGGAGACTTCGGCCTATGAAATCCCCGGAAGCGGTTCTCCGCACCGCCCTCGTTGGCACCACTGCCGTCACGTCGCTCGTGGGCACCCGGATCTACCCCGTGCTGGCCCCGGCTTCCGCCTCGCTGCCGTTCGTGACCTGGCGTCGCACGGGCATCCAACGGGAGCAGACGCTCGGCAACCCCATGGGCGTGCCTCGGGTGACGCTGGAATACAACGTCTTCGGAACCACCTACGACCAGGCTCGTTCGGTGGCCGACGCCATGCGGAAGGTTCTGGATGGGTACGGCGGGACGGCGGACAATACGGTAGTGGATCAAGTGTCGCTAGAAAACGAGAGCGACGACTTTGTTTCACTCGGCGGGGCCGAAATGCCGCCGGCGTATCAGATCACGCAATCCTACGACATCCGCTGGCAGGAGAGTTGATACATGGCCACGACGCCGCATGGTAGTTCCGGCACGACGTTCGCTTTCGGTGGCACGACCTTTACTGTCACCAGCATCACATACACGCTCGGAGCGACTGGCGGCGGCGCGGACAACATCGACATTTCGCACCTCGGCCAGACGACCGGCGAGAGCGTCAAAAGTCTTGCGCGTCCGCTGGTTGGAACGCAGGGCGGCGACACGGGCAAGACCGTAAGCATTGAGTACATTGGCACGAACGCCATCGCTCAAAACGCCAGCGGCACGCTGACGATCACGGGCGGCATTTCCGTGTCTGGCACCGCGACCTGCAACAGCTCGGCGGTGACGCTGTCCGTCAACGACGTGATCCGGGGCTCGGCTGAGTTCCAGTTGGCTTGAGCCACGGAGGTTTCCGTGGCCACGTACTCGACTGGGATAGCCGCGACCTGGGGCTCAGTTGCGTTTACCGAGGTCGTAGATCTTTCGTGGACGTACGGCGGCGAGAACGTCCTGCGCGGTGCGGGGCTGTTCAACTTCTCGCACGGCAGCGTGTCGATGGTCGCGCTAGGCGCGACGCCGACGATTGCCAACATCGGCCAACGCAACACGCTCACCATCACGGGCGGCGGCGTTGGCTTGACAATAAAGGCATTATTGAAATCTGTAGGTGCGTCTGCCGAAGTGAACGGCGTGACTCGCACCGCCGTGGAGTTCGACATCTTCGAGGATTGATTCCATGCCAGTGCTGACCAGGGACCAAATTGATTCCGCACACGACGCCAAGATTATTCGCGTGCCTGCGTTTGGTGGCGAAGTGTGCATCCGGCTGATGACGGTCGGCGATCGTGACAGCTACGAAGTAAAGCTGCTCGACGCGCAGTCGCAATCTGTGCCTGTCATCCCCGACTTTCGCTCGGAGCTTCTGGCTCGCTGCATCTGCGACGAACATGGCGTGCTGCTGTTTCCCGGCACCGAGGGAGTTGAGGCCCTCAAGCGTCGCAGCGTGGACGAGATGCACGGGCTGTGGAAAGCGGCGCTCAAGCACAACGCACTGACCGAGGAGGAGATCACGAAGCTAGCGGGGGAATGAACGCCAGGCCGAGCTTGCGGTTTAAGTTCGACCTGGCCTCGCACCTCAAGAAAACGGTGGCGGAAATTGACGCGATGGACTCCCGCGAGTTCTCGCAATGGATTGCCTACAGCCGCTGGTTTCGACCGCTCGACAATCCTTGGACGCAAACGGGGTGGCTGGCGTGGGCGGCCTTGGCACCGCACTGCAAGAAGCCACCAGAGCCGGCCGACTTTATTCCCGTGGAAGGCAACGCACCGCAGCACCCGACGCAGATCGCAGAAACACTCAAACGAATGGCGGCCGACCTGGCCCAGAAATGACCGATGGCATCGAGACTTGGCATAGCGTTTCAGTTGTCGGCGTCTGCCACGGGCATGGCCCAGGGCATCAACGCCGGCGTGGTCGAGCTGCAGAAGCTCGGGTATGCGGCGAAGCAAACGGCGCGTGACGTTTCGACGCTCAAGACGATTGAGATTTCTCGGGCGTTTATCAGCGGCATCTCGTCGATCGCCAACACCTTTTCGGCGTTTACGAGCGGTGCGGCAAATAGCATCGACGCCACGGTCAAGTTGTCGCGAAGCCTGGGCGTGTCGTTTCAAGATCTGCGAAACCTGCAGGTCGCCGCCGATCTGTCTGGTGCCTCGAGCGAGGCTCTGGCCAAAGCGTTCACGCGGGCCCAGGTGACGATCGCGCGGGCCGGCGCTGGCAGCAAGGAAGCTCGCGCCGCTCTCGCTGGGCTGGGCCTGAGCGTGCAGGACTTGGCCACGCAGACGAGCGTGCAGCAGTTCTCGTCTATTGCCTCTGCGATCACGGCCATTCAAAACCCGGCCCAGCGTGCAGCTGCGGCGGTTGCCATCTTCGGGGGAGCGGGTGCCGAGCTCCTGCCGACGTTCCGCGAGTTGCCGGACAACTTGCAACGGGCGCAGGAATTCTTCGGCGGATTCGCAAGGACGCTTAACGACACCGACGCCAGCAAGGTCGAGGAAGTCAACGATGCCTTTGGACTGGCGTCGCAATCCCTGAGCGAGCTTGCAGGACTGGTTATTGCTGAACTAAATCCGGCATTGACAAAAGGTGCTCAAGAGTTTGTGCGGTTCGTGCAGCAAATCGATGTGACAGCGGCAGCACGTAACGTTGAGAGTTTGTTGTCGGACCTTGCGGTCACTCTGTCGGCAGTGGCTCGGGCCGCCTTGCCGCTGGCTTCCAACCTGCTGCCGTCGATTGGCGCTGCGCTCGCGTTCATCAACCGGCAGGCTATCGGCACGGCGCTGACAAATCTGGCGACGGTTTTTGTCGCGTCCGCACGAGCGGCGATTGCATACGCCACTTCCGCCGGCACCGCTGCGGCAGCCACGGCGAGTCTCGGCGTCGCCATCCGCGCAACGCTGGCATCGACGGGCCTTGGTGCATTGGTGGTCGTGCTGGGCCTGGCGGCCGGCAAGCTAGTCGAATGGTCTGTTGCAGCTGACACCAGCAGCGTCGTTGTGCAGGCTGGCGTCAAGGACGCCAGCAAGGCCATGCAGCAGTTCGCCGCCGACACTGAAGGCGCGGGCGTTGCCGCCTTCAACCTAGGCGAACAAGTCAAAAAGTCGCTGAACGTCCCTGCCAACATCAGTATCCGAGAGTTCGCCGAGGGCTCGCTCAGCGAGGCTCGCAGTGCCATCGTGGCGTTGGCCAAGGATCTCGGCGGCCTCGATCAAGTGCCCACCAAGATTCTGGATCAATTCAACCAACTCAAAACAGTTGCTGAGGGACTGTCGCCTGACGCAATTGATTTTTATCAGAACTTGCAGCAGGTAGACCGCACCGCCCGGTCGCTCGTGGACACCATTGGCGGGCTGACATCTGCTCGCAAGCGTGACGCCGATGCCGCTAAGGCAGCGGCAGATGCGGCAAGCAAGTTGGCAGAAGAGACGCGCAAGCGCGTGGCCGAGCTGTCCACGCAAGGACTGAGCGGCGCTGAGCAAGCCCGACTCAAGGCCGACAACGACCGGCTGGCGATCCTCGATGAAGAACGGAACGCCAGAGCGGCGTTGGCACAGGCCGAACGGCAGTTCGACATCGCCGGAATCCTGGCCGCAGAAGAGCGATTGCGGCTGGCCCAGGCGGCTCGCCAAACCGTGCAGCAGCAGGCCCGCGACCAGAGGTTGCAAGAGCTCGGCGTCGATCAAAAAATCCTTAAGCCGGCCGCGTCTGTGGCCGACCAGTTCAAGGCGGTGCGGCAAGCGTTCAACGAAAAACTGATTGACGGCGGCGAGGCTCGCGAAGCGTTGCGGAATCTGGCTGCGGAAGGAATCGAGATCCGCCGCAACATCGACGCCGAGCTGCGACGCCCTGCAAACCGTGCCCTGGAGGTGAGCGACATTCGCTCGCAGCAAGGCATCGCCCAGTTCCTCGGGCTGGCCACGGGCCGCGAAGATCCTGCGATTGCTCAACAGCGAGAGCAGCTGGCGAAGCTTGAAGAAATTCGCCGGGCTCTCATTGCCATTGGCGCGAACCCCGTAGACATCTTGGGGGCGTAGCCGTGGCAGTCACCTCATTCCGCGAAGTCATCCCGCGAACATTCACGCATCGCTTCGGCGAGGCACCAACAGCTGAGCGCAAGTTCGTAGCCACCGTGGACGGAGCCACGCCTACGCAGCAGGTGCTCGACGCCATCGGCATCTTTCACGGCAGCAATCACCCGGAATACCCGTACCTGCGATGCCTCAATGGTTCGTTCAGCGAGCCGGATCGCTTTCACGTCGAGGCCACGTTCTCGTACGAGTTGCCGGCAGTTGGCAGTGCAGAACTAGATCCGAACCCGCTGGCACGCCCAGACGTGTGGAGCTTCTCGACCGGCGGTGCCCAGGTGCCGGCGCTGACGTACTACCACGGCAACGGCAATGGCACCCTGCGGCCCCTGGTCAACGCGGCTCACGATTTCTTCGAGGGCCTCACCACGCTCGAGGCCGAGGTGCGTGCCACGATTGCTTGGAACCGTGCTGCGTTCCCAGCAGACGTAGCGGCAGCCGTGACAAACGGCATCAATGCGTCCAGCTACTTGTGGGGACCGAAACACACGTGGCAGTGCGCCGGCATCTCTGCTAGCAAGCAATACGAAGTCGTGAACGGCATTGAGATTGGGTACTGGAGCGGCACGACGGAGCTCGTCTACAGGGCTAGCGGCTGGAACTTGCTGCTGCCGCATGTCGGCTTTAACTGCCTAGACGGCACCGACAAAGTGGAATGCCTTGTGAAAGGCAAGGAGGCAGGCGACGCAGACGTGGCTGCGTCTACTCCTCAAGCGTTGAACGAAGACGGCACGCAGAAATTTCCTCCTGGCAGCGCCCAGGGCGTGCCAGACATTTTGGTCCGCAGAGTTTTTCCCGAAATCAATTTCGCGCCGTACTTCGGCGTTCCGCCCGTATAAGGACTAGGCAATGCCCGACATCAACTACACCATCAACGGCCAAGTCACCAAGGGTGCCCTGTCGCAATCCTTCGCCGCCTCTGGCGTCACCGCCGACATGGCTACCGCTGGCGTCCTGAGCGTGACGCTGAACCTCGGCACGGCCACGACGCAAGTCTCGACCGCCACACTGGGCTCGCTCGGCGTGTGCTTCGCCAGGTCGTTGGCCACGACGACGACGCACACCGTGTCGTTCGGCAGGCTCGACGGCACGGCGCTCTACGAGACGGTGCGGCTCAAGGCCGGCGAGGCTGCCGTGCTGCGGCTCGCAGCTGGCGACTACGCAGCCAAGGCCGCCGTGGCGAATACCCGCCTGGTGCTGACCGTCTACGAGGATTGACCGTGGCCGGAGCCAAACGCCCAGACGGCAAGGCCGCACGAACGGAGCGTGTCACGTTCACGCGGCCGGCGGCTGACCGTATCGCCAAGGTGGTTCGGATCGTCGAGGCCGGCGATCGTGGGGCCGAGGGGCTGACGTTCACGCCAAGGATGACGGGCGGCGGCAAGTCGCCTGTTGTATTTCGCATTGGCACGTTCACCGGATCGTGGCAAATCGGTGACTCAAAGACTGTCACGTTTAAGTACCAGACGACGACGCCAAACACGGCATCGGTAGACAATCTGTTTTGGCCGCTGGGTTTTACTGATTATGGCGAGCGCGATTGCTGCATTGGCAAAGAAGGCACGGCGTGGTTTCTCGTAACGCCAAAGCTTGATGCAGCCCAAGTATTCACATCCGTTACAAATTCAGCTTGCGAGCTGCAATTCCATACGATACCCGCCATCGTGCTTGCGACGGCGTCCACAAACGTCGTCACCTTCAGCCCCGGCACGGTGGACATCGTAGACGGCGTGACCGTAGACACGACAAGTGCAACGCCGAAGCTCGTCATGTCTCGCCGGCAGATCAGTGCATGGTGCAACAACACGATTTCGAGCACTTCTATCAACATGGTGGGCGTTGACGTAATGCAAGACGCAACGATCACATCAAACGCCCTGCGATTCGACCGCGTCAAGGCGTGGGTGTTTCATCAAAGCACGGCGGAAACCGTTTCAATTTCTATCACAACGTGCGCCACGGCGACGGCGTCATGACATCGCTGACTTCACAAGACGGGAAGCTTGTGTTGCGCGACGGTTCATTGGGGACCGGACAGGAGTGCTGCTGTAGCGACGCAATTGGGGCGTGTTGCTACTGTGAACTCGCTCAGTTTGAATTTCAATCGGGAGGAGGCAACGACGAAGAGACGGCAAACGCTATTAAAGATGCGCAGAACGCAGCAATTGCTGCAACTGCGGCTGCTTTGACTAACGGCGGCTATTGCTGTGTTGTCTCTGAAGATGCTGTGGTTGTATTTAATGCAGATAACAATGCTTTTGAGGTTCAAGGCGGAATCGTTGGCGGGCGTTGCTGCGGATCACGCGACGGAGATGTCATTTATGATCCATCCAACAATGAGTTTGGCGGCAACGCAGGGGATGGTGCTTGGCAAGACGGCGTAATCCTGGCGTGCGTAGAAACTGATCCTCCGACTATTTTGTGCTCCAACGGTGACAGTGAAGAGCTTTGCTCGCAAAAGTGCGGCACTTTTAATCCGGGGCAAGATTGCCAAGCTGTTGTGTGCGATGAGGTTCCAGAGAACTGCAATCCCCTGCCATGATTTCCTGCCAAGTGAAGCACCTCGCCGCCCGCTGCCGCGAGCGTGGTTACACCCTCGACGAAGTGCGCCCGTGCATCGTCAGCCAGGACGGCGACCGGATCACGGTGGACGAGACACACCCGGCATATCCTCGCACCGCAAAGCCGGGAATCTCAATTGCCGCCAAGGCCCGAAACTTCGCCACGTCGGCCGCCAAGCATTTAGCCGCAGGGATGCCCCGAGCCACTGAAGAGCAAGTCGCAGAACGGTTCGCTATCTGCCAGGCGTGCGAGCACTTCGACGGCAAGGCATGCCGAAAGTGTGGCTGCCCCATCGTTCGTGAAAAGCAGTACATCTCGAAGCTGTCGTGGGCCGGAGAATCCTGCCCAGTGGGCAAGTGGGGCCCGGCCTCGACTTGACACGTTGTCCACCATAACGGGCGAAAGGGAAGCCCGTGCCGCGCGATCACGTCTACACGCTGAACGGCGACGAGCGGTGGCTCATTCGCTGGACTGAGCTCACGGGCCAGGCGTACGGGATCACGTACACGCAGAAGGCCAAGCATCCCCGCATCGTCCTGCACGACGGGATGAGGGGCAAGCACAGGCTGACGGTGCTGATCCACGAGTTGCTGCACGCAATCTTTCCCCAGGCGTCCGAGGAAGTGATTGAGCAGGCGGGGAAGGACGTGGCAAAGGTTCTGTGGTCGCATGGATACCGCGAGGTGCCGGATGAAGTATGAGGGCGACGCCATCACAGACATGGCCAGAAAGCTGTGCCGCACGCACCCCAATGCCCACACTCGCACGCTCGCTAGGCGGTTGGTCAAGGAATCCAACAACGCGATCACGCTCGAGCAGGCAAGGAAGCGAATCATGCGGCAGTTTGGCCGCAACGGAACCAAAGACGCGCAAACAATGAAACCCGTGGCAGTGCGCCAAGCCCGAAAGAACGGGCATCTGTACGCCATGCCAAAGAGTGCGGCATCGGATTGGACGCCGCACGTCTTCAAGGTGCTCGGGCCTGTCGGCATCATCTCCGACGTTCACGTTCCGTATCACTCCGAGATCGCCGTGGCTGCGGCAATCGGATTTCTGAAGCGGCAGCAATTGGCTGGGCTTTTGCTCAACGGCGACATCGCAGACTTCTACGCCATCAGTCGCTACATGAAAGACCCAAAGCAACGTGACTTCAAAGCTGAGCTTGAGGCGGTGCGGGACTTCATCGCCTACCTGCGGCAAGAGTTTCCTCGCATCCCGATCGTCTACAAGGTCGGCAACCACGAGGATCGTTGGAAGCATTGGCTGTGGCAGCACGCCGCCGAAATCAGCGACGATCGCCGCATGTCGTTGTGTGCGTGGCTGGACCTCGACAAGCACGGCGTGCAGCTGGTGGACGATCAGCGGCCCGTGATGCTCGGCAAGTTGCCCGTGCTGCACGGTCACGAGTTGCCAAAGGGCATGGCCGCGCCGGTCAACGTCGCTCGCGGTGCGTTCCTGCGAACGCTCTCCACGGTGCTGGTCGGTCACTCGCACCGCACGAGCAACCACGCCGAGAGCGACATGTGGCACCACGAAACGGCGTGTTGGTCCACGGGATGCCTGTGCGACTTGCGACCGGAATACTCCGTCATCAATCGCTGGAACTGGGGATTCGCCGTAGCGACGGTTCACGAGCGTGGAGCGTTCGATGTCCACAACTATCGGGTGATGGGTGACGGTACCGTGCGATCTGCTTGACGCTGCCGCCATGCTGCGGCTTTCCACTTTCCAGAAAGCGACACCATGACGACGACCACGCTGCAACAAGCCAACGACGTACTGCGATCCGCAGTGCGATCAAGGCTGGACGCCACGCCGGCCGACGATCCGAAGATGGTTGGGTACAAGCTCGACCAGGGCGACCCCGAGCCGGGCGAGACGTACGCCCAATGGGAGCCGACGGCGTTCAATGATTCAACACCAGCCGAGCGTACGCTGCACGAGGCTATTGCGGCCGTGCGAGATCGGCACGGAAAGTACGGGCCGCCCACCGAGCACTTCGGCCGCACGGCCTCACTAGTCAACGCTGCATTCGGCACCTCGTTCACGGCTGCCGACTGGGCGCTCGTTATGGTGCTCGACAAGATCGCCAGGCAGCTGGGCACGGGCCAAGCGACCGACGACGCTGCCATAGATATCTGCGGGTATGCGGCTTGCCACCAAGAGTGCCGTCGAGCCGGGCCGGCGAGTTGAGGCGCGGCAGGGTTTCTCCCTTTCCCCTGCTGCGTTTCCTCGCCGTGCCCGGAGCGATCCTACCTAGTTTCCTACCTAGTTCCCGCGACGCTACGCAGTTAAGCTGCCGGGCGGTCGCCTGACGATTCCTTGGGCGGATCGGCTGGCTTTGTCGGTGGTTCGGTCAGGTCGAGCGGCGGCATCACGTCCACGCTGGCCTGCTCCGTCGGGCAAATCAGGCTATCGACATATCTTTCTTGCATTTTGGGGTCGCTGTGATCAAGCACCTGGGTCGCTGCCGCCGTTCCGCCGGCCAGGGCAGCGTATGACGCTCGCGTACGACGCAGCCCGTGGAAGCCCCGGTACTGGACGCCGGCCAGCCGGCAGAGCAGCTTGAGACTTGTCCATAGCGATCCTTTGCAGCGGTCCCACGGCCAGACTAGATCCTCTGGGCGACCACGCCGGGCGGCAAGCATCGCGGCCAGGTCGGCCGTGTAGTCTCGTTCGATGTCGTGGGTGCTTCCCTTCCTCGTGTGTCCCAGGAAACGCACCCGACGCCGCTCGAGGTCGAGCTCGCCCCAACGGAGCGACAGCAGGGCTGACGCCCTCTCGCCCGTGCAGTACGCCATGTAGATGAGCGTGGACCACCACCAGGCCGACGGGTGGCCGCCAGTCCTGCCCTGCCGGCGCTTCGCCCGACGCACCAGCTGGGCGACGTCTGCCGCTGTGTACGCCCGGCCCGTCGGTATCGACTTGGCGACCTTGATGCGGGGCAGTTCGGGAAAGTCCTTGGCCCAGCGTTTCCGGGCCGCCAGGTTCCAGGCGGCGGCCAGCATCACCTTGTCCTTCTGGACTGTCGCCGGCCGGATTGTCTTGCCCTTGCGTGTGTGCGTAGCACGATGCCTGAGGTAGCGACTGATGACGAGGTCATCTAGGTCGTCCACCGTCGGCTCGTGTCCCAGGAACGCACGTAGGCGTTCTAGGAGCATCCCGTACAGGGCGATCGTCTTGGCATCCAAGTTCCGTAGGTCCGCGTACCGCTCAAACAACTCTGCCAACGTCATGGTATCCACTGCCTCCCTTTCTCGTGTGCGACTGTACACAAGTATACAACTCTACGAGGGGAGCCGCCTCCACTCGAACATTGCCCCGGCAGTCGATCCTATGGCGGGTCGGCTTGCCGGGGCAAGTTGGGCAGTTTGACTCTTCTATCTCTGGCGTTAGTATTGGGGCATGGTTGTGGCACTTCCTGAAGGCAAGAAGCTGATTTCGACCGCCGAGGCGGCCAGGATCCTGGGCGTCAGCATGGGCCGGATGCGTCAGCTGGCCCTGCTCGAGCCCGGCAAGGGCGGCGTGCAGTCGTGGCTGGCAGCCCCCACGGCCCGGGTCTTTGATGAGGCCGAGATCCGAAAGCGGGCCAAGGCCAAGCGGGCCACCGGCCGTCCCCGAGGCGGGTTCAAGGCCAACTGAGCCAACTTTGCCGGCAGCTCAAAAATCTCCTGTTGACAGGTTCTAACGCTGCCGATAGAACCATCGCCCGACAGTCACGGAGGACTTGTCATGAACATCGAGTTTTGGATTGAGCTGCTGGTCTTGGTGCTGCGGATCGTTGCCGCTGGCCAAGCTGGTTGACCCGTTTTAACGACGACGCTAGGCACGGTTGGCCCACTGGTGTACAAGAGTTCGACTCCCCTCATTTTGTTGGCATGGCCCCTTGCCAAGACGGTGGCCATGCGTACATTCCCGCAACCCAACACGAAAGGAATTGACATGGACCCCCATTCCCGCGAATACGCCGCCGCCGTTCGTGGCATGCGTGAGATCTACCGCAGCGACTACCGCCCCTCGCCGGGCGACACGGTGCTCGTGGAGCGGCCGTTCTACGCCGACATCGTCCGGGCAACGGTGCTCGAGACGCGGGGCGACCTCGTGACGGTGGACGTGAACGGCGAGCACCTGGGCTACACGGTGGACGAGGTGACGCCGACGAACTGAACAGGACCGCCCGGCGTTGGAGACGACGGTGCGGAAGGAGCCGGCATGGAGCCGGGGACCACGGAAGGGACTACCACCCGCCGAGCAGGACGCCAGGCGGGATTTCATTCGCAGAAAGGACGCGACCATGACGACGGAGATTTCCACAAACACGACGCCCGCGAGGGGGCTGGCCCTCGCCTCGTTCGACGATGCCTTCCGGTTCGCCACGATGGTGGCGAAAAGCGACTTCGCCCCCAAGGACTTCAAGGGCAAGCCCGAGTCTTGCCTGCTGGCTATTCAGCATGGCAGCGAGATCGGCCTGAGCCCGATGCAGTCGCTGCAGAACATCGCCTGCATTAACGGGCGGCCTGCTATCTGGGGCGATGCTGCCTTGGCTGTCGCCATGGCCAGCCCGGTCTGCGAGTACGTCCGGGAGTCCATTGAGGGCGACGGCGAGTCGATGGTGGCTACGTGCACCGCCAAGCGGCGTGGCTACGAGACGCCCACGGTCGCACGGTTCACGGTGACCGACGCCAAGAAAGCCGGCCTGTGGGGCAAGAGCGGCCCCTGGACGCAGTACCCACGACGGATGCTGCAGCTGCGGGCCCGGGGCTTCGCCCTGCGTGACGCCTTCCCTGACGTGCTCAAAGGCCTGGTGACCGCCGAGGAAGCCCAGGACTACCCGACGGCCGTCGCGCCGCCCGAGCCCGTCAGCGAGCCGGTGGTGGTGCGGCCGAAGTTCCCGTCGCCGGAGCCGGTCGTTGCCACGCCAAGCGACAAGGCCACCGCTGAGGACATGCGAAAGGCACGGCACCACGTGCAGACGGCGACGGCCGGGCAACTAGAGCGGATGCAGGGCATCGTCGAGACGCGACTGCGGGCCGGCTTCTACACGCCGGCCCAGGCTGACGAGTTGTTCAACCTCATCAACGGCAAGCTCGACATTCTGTCGGCGGAGCCAGAGGACCGAGGCCAGGAGTTTACGCACGAGGCTGCCGAGCACGAGGTGCGGGCATGAGCCTAGACGCACACGCCCTAGAGATGCAGCTGCGGGACTGGTACCGGGTGCCGGAAGAGTTGGCGGTGAAGTGCGGCGATGCCTTGCGCCAGAGCATCCTGCTCAAGCGTCAGTGCGATCGGCTAGAGCAACGCATCGCGTTCCTTGAGACGCATGTGCCACCCGAGATCGCCAACCCGCCGCAGCCACAACCGCAGTATCTGCGTCGCAGTAAGTGGGAGTGACCGATGGCCTGGCACGACACATGGCAGAGCATGAAGCGAAAGCCCCAGCCGCAGGGGCAAACCCGGATTACGGGAGCGGTCGCCCAGCGGGAGAGGCGCAAATCCACCGCAGCCGCTGCCCGAGTCACTCCACGGGTGAAGCGGTCGCGCCCGGCGTAACCGGGCAAATCCACACGGAGGTGAACGATGCCAGCACGACAACGAGTGGACGTTGACCGCGTCAAGCAGCTGCTCGCTCAAGGACTGATGCAGAAAACGGTGGCGCTGCGACTCGGGATCTCAAACCAAGTCGTCTGCCAGATCGCCAAGGGCAAGTACCTGCAGCCACAGGAGGCCGTGGCATGAGCGACTACTTTTCCGCAAGCGTTGAGCACCTCCCGCTCTTCCGCCGCACCGATCCCGTCACGTCGCAGATCGCGGGCGACGCGGCACGCGAGTTCCTGGGCGACCACGAGCGGCGAATCCTCGAGGCGCTGGCGGCTGGGCCGGGGACCAAGGACGAGATTGCCAGCCGCTGCGGCTTGAGCGAGCAACAGGTCGCGCGCCGCATGCACGGGCTTGCAAGCGCCGGGAGAGTGGAGACGACGGGGACGACCAGGCCGTCAGCGAGTGGGCGACCGGAACGGGTGTGGCAAGCAACGGCGGCGTCGCGTTGACGTGCGGCCTGGCTTGACCAGTGAAAGGACGCAAAGCCATGCAAAGCAAAGCACAGCTAACGATTGAAACGCTTGAGAACATGTTCGTGTATTTGGGCTGCGCGAACATACCGACCCAAGAGGCCATGGACGGTGCCATACCGATTGAGTCATTGCTGGGTTCGCGAAACGAAACGGTGTCGTGCTTGACTCCGAGCGAGCTCGCGTTGATGCCTCCGGCGTGGACTGCCAAGGCTGTGTTTTTCTCTGGAGAGCACCTTGGGCTCAGTACCGTTGAGAACGTCCACTGGTCTGCAATGTCGCTCCGCATGACTGAGCTGATGCCACTACTCAAGCTGGAAGGGCTCGCCACAAAGAAGTCGTTCACTGACAAGTCCGACGGATTTGTCCGGTGCTATTACTCAGAAATTGACAGGTTTGGAACATTCGTAAAGTTCCCCGTCAAAAAAAAGCACCACGGGAAATTCGTTGTCAACAGGCTTTTCAACCCGGCCTTCTTGCTTGAGTTTATCCACGGCGAGATGCGGTGCATTAGCTCTGAAAGCGACATTGTCTTCAGGCAAAAGGGCCTTTCTTTTCTAGCACCGTTCATGTGCGGCCTAGCCCAATCGCTCAGGTCTTATTGGCTGGTGCGGACGCGGTTTGACGCGATCTGCCCTTCGCTGACGCTCCTCACGGACGCAACTGGCGTCAAGGAGTTCTGGAAGCTTCGAGATGTTCCACCAGGAAAAAGCCGCAGGGCCGCTCTTCTGCACTGGGTAGATCAGCACTGGCGGCAAATGCGAAATGACCCAGACGTGGAGACGTTTGTTCGGGAGCACATGCGAGGCGATCAGTCGCTGACGCACGGAAGTTTCAGTGCCGAGATAACACCAAGCGAACGAGACACGCTCGATGCAGAGAGGGCCAAGAGCGAACGCGACGTTATGAAGAAGCTCGGCACAGACAAAAGGCGGCGACGACGCTTGCTGCGGTCGCGTTCGTAGCGGCATTTGCGCCGCTTCGACGCGGCGGGGCGGAATGGAAAGGAATCCGATATGAGCGACGAGCTGCGAGTTGACGTGTACATGCCGCTGTACGTCAGGGACTTCCTGACGAGCACGTTCGGTTGGACCGCCGAGGAACGTGGCCACTACCTGACGCTGCTGATGGTGGCCTGGGACCGTGGCGGCATCCCGGCCGAGCTCGATCAGATCGAGCGGCTGTCGCCCGGCGTCACGTCGGCCTGGCCAATGCTGGCGGACAAGTTCCCCGTCGATGTGGACGGCCTGCGTCGGAATCCAAGGCTTGAGAAGCACCGTGGCCGTTGCGTGGAACTCAAGGAAAAGCGGGTAGAAGCGGCAAAACGGGCAGCGGCGGCAAAGGCGGCAGCCATCGCCGCACGAGCAAACGTGGAGCAATCGTGGAGCAATCGTGGAGCAAACGCAGAGCATACGCAGGGCAACCGTGGAGCAAAAACCAACCATCCAACACCAACACCAACACCAACTTCTTCTAAAGAAGAAATTACACACACACACACGCCAGCCGAGCCGGACGACTTTTGCCAGCCAGGCTGGGCATCGGACGAGTGGCAGCGGTTCGCAGCGGTCTGGAACGTCACCGAGCGGGCTGAGCCTTGGCATCACCTGACTGCCCCCGATGGCTGGGCGGACCTTGCGGCGACGCCTGGGTGGCTGCAGCGAGCACGCGAGGCGCTGGCCCGGCTACCGAGCCGCCAGTACTTCAACCGGCCGCTGCCGGTGACTCGTTTCTTTGACTTCGTGGACAGGATTAGGGCAGGCGAGTTCGCCGACCCCAAAGGGCATTCCCAAGGACGTGGACGCCAGACGGCAGGAGGGAACCTGTGAGAACGTGGGACGAAAACCGAGAGGCCATGAACCAGCTTTGGCCCACGCACGCTTGGACGGCCGAAGAGGCAACGCTTGTTCGGCAAGACTTGTCGCCGCTGGATCAAGACATCTTGTGGGACGCGATCCGCAACGCCAAGAGAAATCACGACACGCCGTTTGTGCATCTGAAATGGCTTTTGGACGAATACCGCTCGCTGCATCGTGTTCGGAAACTGGTGTCTCGCCAATCAGCATCAGAACAGCCGCGACAGATCGTCAGGATTGACGCAGACCAGAACGCTCGCATGCGTGCGGAACTGACTGCAGTCGTGGACCAGGCGACGCACGACGATTACCAGTCGATCGTTGACTTGATTGCCGACAAGGCTGCCGAACTAAAGATCGAAATGGCTACTGCCTACGGACTTGTTCGGTATTTGCAGAGGCGACTGGGCCTAGCTAATGGCGGACGCATTGGAGACGCAGCATGACCACCACCACCACCGACCGCAAGCCGCTCACCGAACGCCAGCGCGAAATCCTGCGTTGGCTCTCGGCCTACATCGCCGAGCACGGGTTCAGCCCGACGGTGCGCGAGTTGTGCCTGGCGTTCAAATTCGACTCGCCGAACGGTGCGATTTGCCACCTTGTTCCGTTGCGAAACAAGGGTTGGATCGAGTGGCACGACGGCAAGGCGCGCACGATCCGCGTGCTCGAGGAGGTGGCCAAATGAACCGCCCCCTCCCCTCATCCACCGTGGCCGATCTGTGCGAGGCCCACTCGTGGGACGACGACATCAACGACGGTGCCAGGTTCGCCCTGGAGCACGCCCACAACCACATTCGCCGGCTCATGCGTCGTGCGACGCGGTGTGCTCACCGGGCCGAGCTGCTCGAGGCCGAGAACGAGCAGCTCAAGGCGTACATCGTGGCGATTGGTGCGAACAACGGGGGTGCGACATGACGATTCACGACCTCGTGTGGATTGCGACCGGCGAGATTCTGCTCGCCATCACGTTCTGTGTCGGTGTGTTTACAGGGATAGCTCTCAAACGAAAGGACTCGTGACATGACTGCGACCAAGACCAAGGCGGCGGGTATCACGCTGGACGCGGCGACGCTGCGAACGGCTCTGGCTGACGTGCTCCGTGCGGTTCCGACGAAGTCGCCACGCCCGGTGCTGCAGAACGTGCGGCTCGGTGACGGGCTTCTCTCGGCGACGGACCTCGAGGTGCGGATCGACCGGGAGATCGACTACCACGGCGACGCCGTGCTGCTGCCGGCGCTGAAGCTCTCTGCCATCCTCAAGGCCGCCCAGGGCGACGAGGTGACGCTGACGCCGAAGGGCTCGAGCATCGTCGTCAAGTGCGGCCGTGGCTCGTGGACGCTGCCCACGGAGGACGTGGCCGAGTTCCCGGCCGACACGACCGGCGAGCTCAGGGCAGTGTGCCGGCTGCCGGCGGATCAGTTCCGGCGTGCCGTGCATGCGACGGCATACGCCTGCGACACCGAGTCGAGCCGGTTCGCCTTGGGTGGCGTGCTGATCGACGTGACGAAGGGCAATCCGACCTGGGTGGCGACGGACGGCCGCAGGCTCTCGTGCGTGGAGACGGAGACGGACCAGGCGGTGGACGACAGCCAGACCATCGTGCCGGCTCGGGCCGTGCTCGTGGCGGCGACGCTGGCCCACGGCGAAGGCAGCGTGCAAGTCGAGGCCAACAAGAGCGACGTGCGGTTCACGCTGGACGGTGCGACGGTGACGGCGAAACTCTTGGACGGGAAGTTTCCCCGGTGGCGCGACGTGGTGGGCGAGGTGGCCGGCGAGCCCACGGTGTGCGAGGTGGCCGACCTGCTGGCTGCGGTGCAGTCGGCGGCCATCGTCACGAGCGAGCAGTCGAAGGGCGTGGACTTGGCGTGGACTGCCAACGCCGTCGTGATTTCGGGACGCTCGAGCGAGTACGGCGAAAGCCGGGTTCAGTGCGACATCGTGGCGGCCGGCTCCACGAGCGGCACCAAGCTCGATCCCCGGTTCGTGTCGCAGTTCCTCGCTCACATTCCCGGCGACGAGGAGCCGCAGGTGAACGTGTACGCCACGGACCCGCAGAGTCGGGTGCTGCTCAAGTGCGGGCCGTATGTCGGCGTCATCATGCCCCTGGCTGCGGAGTGACGCCATGCAACGAGCAAGCGTACCGGTGGCGGACCTCTTCCGGCTGTGGGCGAATCCATCGCTGACACGGATGGAGGTGGCGCGTGAGTTGGGCGTGACGTACCGGAAGCTGACGACCCTGGCGAGCAGGCATCATCTGCCGAAGCGTGACGTTGTCGCAGTGCAGGACGACGACGGTGGACGGCCAGACGATTGGGGTGAGCCCGAGGCCGACGATTCGCTCGACCTGTCACCGTGGGTGCAGGGGCGAATTCGTGAGCTCGGGATTGTCGGCGGGTGCAGGCGGCGTGACGTATGAGCCCGTGGCTAATCGCACTGACCGGCGTGATCTACGTCTGGGTGGCCGGCGACCTGGCGTGGCATGGGAAGACAGGGCTGGCGATTGCTTACGCTGGGTACGCTGCGGCGAACGTCGGGCTGTATATGGCGGCGAGGGTATAGAACACGGAAGATCAACGGCGGCCCCCGGAAGACTCACTATGACGCATGACGTAGCAGGGCCGTCCGTTGCATCGCTTGGTTCTCTCCCGCTGGATCAGATCATTTGCGGGGACAACTGCGAGGTGATGCGCCAGATGCCGAGCGAGTCGATTGACCTCGTTGTGACTTCGCCACCTTACGATGACCTCCGCACCTACGGCGGCCACTCGTGGGACTTCTACGGTGTGGCGTGGAATCTGAAACGGCTGCTCAAGCCGGGCGGGGTGATCGTATGGAACGTGAACGACGCGACGATCCGTGGTAGCGAAACCGGATCATCGATGCGGCAAGCCCTCCATTTTCAGGAGGTCGGGCTCGGGCTTCACGACACCATGATATGGCAGAAAACGAAGCCGACGCCGCAGGAGCAACACCCAAGGTATCAACCTTCCTGGGAATACATGTTCATTCTCTCGAAGGGATACCCGCCGAGGGCTTTCAACGAACTAAGAGAGCCGTCCGTGCATGGTGGAAAGATCGCAAGTAGCAGGGGGCATCGAAAGGAGGACGACTCTTTTCGTCACGCAGCTACGAAAAGGATCGTCGTCGGAAACACCAGACGAAGGAGAAACGTGTGGCCTATGGCAAGCATTGGCGTGAATGGTCACCCGGCCCCGTTTCCGGATGAGCTGGCCCGCGACCATATCCTTTCGTGGAGCAACCCCGGCGACGTGGTGCTTGACCCGTTCAGCGGCAGCGGAACTACGGCGAAGATGGCCCGCGAGACGGGGCGTCGGTTCATCGGGATCGAGGTGAACCCGGAGTACGTCGAGATCAGCCGGAAACGGCTGGCACAACAGGCGTTGCCGATGGACGTGGCGTAGTGGAGAGAACCACTGATTCAACGGCCCCGGCTAATCGCCCTGCCGCCGGATAACGCCCCGCCGATTTGCACCGCTCGGCCGCACGACGATGCGAGCCGCGATTACGCGGCACGATAACGCGGCCACACCCGCTGCAAGCCCACTATCCCACTGTGGGAAAGTGGGCGCATGCGGGCACTGGGGCTTTTCATCCTGTGCTGGGCGTCGTCGGCCTTTGCGGGCACGACCGACGACGCCATCCCCGACGCCCGCTACCTCGCCTACGCTCGCGGCTTCGCGCCATACACCGCCCGCATCATCGGCGTGCTGCCCGACGGGACGACGCCAGCCGGCAGCTGCGTGCTGATCGCAGACCATTGGGCATTGACGGCGGCCCACGTCGTCGAGGACTACGCCCACGGCCTCGTGCATGCGTCCACGGGCATCCGGCGAATCGAGCGGATCTTCCCGCACCGCGAGTACACCGACGGCAACTACGGCTGGCACGACTTGGCCCTCGTGCGGGTGGACCGGTCATTCGGCCTTGCGTGGTATCCGCCTCTCTCAAGCGGCCAGGAGGCCATAGGAGCCGTCGTCAGCGTCGCCGGCTACGGACTCACCGGCCGGCTCTCAACGGGCCACACGCACGGCGACGGGGCCTTGCGGGCAGGCACTGGGCGGATCGTGCGATTTGAGCGCGGCTGCATCGTGCTGCCGGCCATGCGTGGTGGATCGCCGCTGCCGTACTGCATCGCGCCGGGTGACTCCGGTGGCCCGCTGTTCGTGGCTGGACGCCTGGCCGGCATCAACAGTTTCACGATGAAGGACGTGGACGGCACGAGGACACGCTCACGGGTAGGCGAGGAATCGGCCCACACGCGGGTGTCGCTGTACCACGATTGGTTCCACGACGTGATGGGCGAAGAGTTTGACGTGCCTTGTAGCGTCGTGGCATGCCAATTACGAAAAAGCAGTTGGAAATAGTCAGGGACCATTACCTGACTCACACGCACAAGCAGATCGCCGACATGATTGGCGCGAGCCATCATGCGGTCAGAAATGCTTGCAGCGACAACGGCTGGATTAAGCGCGACGACCGCTGGACGGATGCCGAGATAGCCAAGCTGATCGCTTGGTATGTCAGGCCAGGCGGCCACGCGAAAGACACACTCAGGCTCGACGTTCTTGCAAAGGAACTCGGGCGCGAAAAGGGGAATGTGTGCCGCAAGGCTCGCACACTGGGTCTAACAAAAATGGCACGGCCTGTCGCCCTCGACGAGTCGCGAAAGATTATGTCCGAGCGACAAAAGCGGCACCTTGCCGAGCACGGCCATCCGCGTGGTGCGCTCGGCCTGAAGCACTCGCCAGAGACAAGAAAAAAGCTCGGCAAGATGTCTGCGGAGCATTGGGAGCACGTGCGAAGTCGTCCGATGCTGCTAGAGATTCGCCGCAAGAAAACCATCGCCACAAACCTCGAGCGATACGGAACCGCATCTCCAGTTCAAGCGATAAACAAAGGTCGTAATGTCTACAGCAGATGCCGACGCGGCGTGCGCGAAGACCTCGGCATATTTGTCCGAAGTCGATGGGAAGCCAACTATGCACGCTACCTCAAATGGCTTGAGGCACGCGGAGATATAGCTGCCTGGGAGTACGAGCCGCTGACGTTTCGGTTTGAGGGTGTTAGTCGCGGCCCATACACATACAAGCCAGATTTTAAGGTCTTCGAGACAGACGGCACCGTCGCTTTTCACGAAGTCAAAGGTTGGATGGACTCAGCCAGTCGTGGAAAGCTAAAGCGTTTCGCAAAGTTCTATCCCGCCCAAAAGTTGGTGGTTATTGACCAAGCAAGTTATCGGTCGATCGCGAGGCAAGTGTCGTCCGTGATTCCAAACTGGGAACATGAGTGACGGTGAGGGTGTTATGAGCGTGGCCGTCGTCATTCCCAGCCGCAACATGGCCCCTACGCTGGGGCGGGCGATTGAGTCCGCTGCCGGGGCTGACGAAATTCACGTTATTGACGACGCCAGCACAGACGAAACTGGCGCGGTGCTTGCTCGGGTGCCATTGCATATCCACGTTTGGCGCTGGCCGATGAAAAGCCGCTGCCATCTGGCTGCGATGCGTGTGGTGTACGAGGCGTCGAGATGCGAGCACATCATCGGCATGGGAGCCGACGACGTTCTGCGTCCGGGATTCGTAGACGCCGTCCGAGAGCACGCCGACGCCGGCGTGGTGTTCAGCGATTACGACGTGGTAGACGAGGCCGGCAACTTTTTGCTGCCTGTGTCGCAGGACGTAAAGACGACCATCACGCTCACGCCAGAGGAAATGAACGCTCGCATGAGAAGCGACCGAAACGCCACCGAGACGGGCATCGGCTCGAGCCTGCGGCGTGACGTGGCCGAATGGCTCTGGCGTCACGGCTGGCACGAGCTCGGGCCGCACATGGACTCGATCGGCTACGCCACGGCCGCCTGCATGTTCGGGTGCGTCCTGCTGCCCATGGTGGGTGCTGCGTACACGATGACGGATTCAAGCTACGGTCGGGACAACGTGCGAAAGCCCGACGACATCAAGCGATGGGGCGCTGCCTGCCGGGAGTTTATGTACAGGGTGGGCCTGCCTGATGCGACGGCTAGGGCCCTCGGCCACAAGAGGTGCCACGTCCAATGGTCGTGACGCCCGAAGCGTCCGGGTGGGCGAGCAAGTCCATGCCGGAATTGTTGCTCAAGCCGATGCCGGCGTTTCGCCCGGCGTTTGACCAATGCGTCACGCAAGGGCTGGCCGAGTTGGCCCGGAGCCGCGTCGCCTTTGTGGGCCTGGCCCGCAACTGTGCTCCCCAGCTGTACGGCAACCTCGTGCGGTTCGCCCGGCTTGCCGAAGCGGCGCAGCAATGGTGGCTGCACATCGAGACGAACGACAACGAGGACGAGACGGACCAGCTGCTTTTGGACTTCTGCAACGACAACCCGCACGCCACGTTCACGAGTCAGCGTCTCGGTCATAAGCAGTTCGGTGCCGAGTTTGCCGGCCGTCGCACCGTCGCCATGGCTGCCCACCGCACGGCGTGCCAGACCTGGGTGCGAGAGAACGCGGCCGACGCCGACTACGTCGTGGCGATTGACTGGGACTCGTGGGGCGGCTGGACGCACGACGGGGCACTCACGGGACTGGCGTGGCTGTTGCTCATGCCGAGCGCCTACGGCATGGCTAGCGTGTCGCTGTTTCAGCACAACTGGGGCGACGGCCCGACTTGGGCGCACTACGACTGCTGGGCATTGCGGCTCAATTCGACGTTCGATGACTTCCTGGCTAACCAGGGCAACTGGAAATACACCTGGCTGCCCCCCGTGGGATCGCCGCCGGTGCCGGTGTGCTCGGCGTTTGGCGGGTTGGCTATCTACCGCACGGCTGACTATCTCGCCGGCACGTACGACGGCAGCGACTGCGAGCACGTGCCGTTCCACGACAGCATTGCCAAGGCCACGGGCCGCACGCTGGCGATCAATCCGTCGCAACGCTGCATCATGCACTGGCTGCCGGAGGCCGCCGATGCGGGGCAACACAGCAACGATTAGTGTGGCGGCGTTTAAGGCCGACTGGGCCACGCACATGCCCATGCGGGCGTTGTGCGAACGCTGGACGATCACGCGGGACCAAGTCATCCGCCTGGCCGAAGTGTGGACGCTGCCCCGGCGTCACGATCGCCGGCTGCGCGCCAAGCCGGTGCGTCAGCGTGACCCGACGACGACCGAGATCCGCATGGCCTGCCTCAAGATCCAAGCCCAGTGGGACGAACGAACCGCCAACGAGCGGCTCGTGACCAAGGTGCGAAGCGTCACGACGATGCACGTCGAAATCCCCGACGAGGCGCGAGACATCGTCAACGAAATCGACGGGGAGCCCTGGTGATGGACAGCGACTATGTCGAGCGACGCATCGTGATCGAGTTCGGGCGTCTCTACACGTACGCCTACATGACCAGCGGCGACGGCAAGGTTCTCAAGGATCACGAAGAATCGTGGCGGCAGCCGTACCGCATGGAGTTGGGCGAAGTGCGGGAGGAGGCCAAAGAACTTTACGACTGGATCTGGGAGCACGTGAACGATTCCGTAAATCCATCGCTGCAAGGGGACGACGGCGAACCGCCACAATCTGACTAGGAGGACACGCAATGCCCCAGTTTGAGATGACGGCGGCCGAGGCCCAGCAGTACGGCAACACGCTCAACATCTGGCAGGCGATCAAACTCCTGCAGACGTGGTCGCCGCTTCTGGCGTACGGCCAGCGGTTTGTGAACACGGTCGATCCCTACCAGAAATCGCTCATCGTTGGCGAGGCGTGCGAGTGGCTTGCAAGTAAGACCGACGCCACGACGGACGACCAACTCGTGCGGCTCCTGGCGGACGTGGCAAAGACCAAGGAAGGCGAAGCCCTTGTGCGGTTCTGCCTTCTACAAGCGGGCGTTGCGTGATGAACGATGAAGTCCTCATTCGCTCTGCCGCCGTGGTGGCGGCGGTTGCTCTGCTGGCCGCCCCGTACCGGGACAGCATCCTGGGCTGGCTCACTACGGCCACCGAAGCCGCCCGCAGCCATGCCTCCATCCTCGGGCGAGTCGCCGCAGCCGGCCTCTTGATCGCTGCGGCGTGGGGCCAGATCCCGATGCCGTCGCTCGCCGTGCCGGCGGTCGCCCCGAGCATCACGGTGCCGACGCCGTCACCAGAGGCCCAGCGGCTCGTCGAGCCCGTTCGTGCGGCCCTCGCGGGCCTGCCGGCTGACAAGCGGGCGTTGTGGGCTGCGACCTGGAGCAAGGCGGCTCTCGTTGTCGAGGCCGAGGGCGCGACGAGTGTGGCGGTGCTGACTGATACACCCTCGCTGCGTGTGCTGACGACGACGGCCCTCGACATCGCATGGCGTCGCATCGGCGGCGTGCCTCCTGGCAGCGTGGCAGGGCTCAGGGAGGCCGTCGAGGCGGCCATGCGGTCTGCACTCGGCCTCGATGCCGTGCCCGTTACGCCCGACGTGCGGAGCCGCTACGCCGAGGTGGCACGAGCGATCGCCTGGGCCAGCACGAGGTGAGCGATGGCCGATCCTCACGCCTTTGGGTACTTGCCCGACCCGGAGGGTTCGGCGGCATTTGTGGCGACGCTGCCGCACCCGACGCTGGCGTCAGCGGCTCCCGGCTTCCGGGCTGACGATCGCCGCGAGGTGATGCTGTATCCCGCCCTGCTCAATGTGCTGCCCAACTGGCGGCGAGGCTCGCAGGGAAACGTCGGCTCGTGCGTCGGCTGGGGCGCGTCTCTCGCGGTGGACTTCGTGGCAGCGTGCGACGTCGTGTACCGCAAAGAGCCCGAGGTGGTGCGAGGCCGCACGGTGGAGGCTTCGCTGTACGGGTTTTCCCGTGTCGAGGCTCGCGGGCAGCGTGTCAACAACGGCGGCGACGGATCGACGGGCTTCCACGCGGCCAAGAGCGTGCGCGACTTCGGTGCCCTGCACTACGGCATCGACTACGGCGGCACGGTGATCCCCGAGACGGACAAGCAGCAGAGGGACCGCACTTGGGGACGCATGGGCGTGCCCGACGAGCTCGAGCCGTACGCGAAACTGCGGCGGTGCAGCGAGACGACGCTTGCCACGACGTTTGAGGAAGCCGCCGCAGCGATCCAGAACGGGTATCCGGTCGTCGTGTGTTCGGGCCAGGGCTTCAGCATGGCCCGCGACGAGGATGGCTTCTGCCGGCCGGGCGGCGTTTGGTGGCATTGTATGACCCTGGCAGCTTGTAGATGGGGCAAGCGTCCGGGCCTGCTTTGCTTTAACTCATGGGGTGATAGCAACACCGTCGGCAAGCATTACCCGGAGACGATGCCCGTCGTCGTGAGGAACTGCTCGTTTTGGATCGACGCCGACGTGTGCACGAATATGCTCTCGGGTCGTGATTCCTACGTCTACGCGGGCTACTCGGGCTTCCAGCCCACGCAACTGCCTGACTGGACTGGAGACGTGCTGTGAGGTTCCTACTCGTGTTCGTTGTCGTGATGGCTGGCTGCGTGGCGACGCTGCCCGACGATCCGACAATCTCGGCCGACCTCGCAGTCGAGACGGCACGGGCCGTGATGGCGTTGCGTGCTGAAGTGGCCCCCCCGCCTGCACCGGGGCCGAAGCCGGGAGACAAGTGCGAACCGTGCAGCGGCACGGGCAAGCTGCCCACGGATGGCCGCGTCGTCGTTTCATGTGGCGCGTGCGGTGGCACCGGGAAGGTGCCGAAGAGCGTCTGCGTCGAGGGCTGCAAGCCGTGACGATCCGCGACCTTCAGACCTACGTGTGGCGTCGCCTGGGCGTGCGCAAGTTCCTCGTGGGCCGTGCCGCGTGCGACGACCTCGTGCAGTTGGCCGTCGAGAACTGGGCCGGCGAGTTCCTCAAGCACGCCGAGAACGACAACGAGCGGCAGGTTGTGGCCGGCGTGATCCTGCAGAACGTCAAGCGTGCCCACCAAGTCGCCAGCGGCGAGGACGCCCAGGAGTACGGCGTGTGGTGGGTGTTCGTGCTGCAAGGCGTGGCGTCGGCGATCGTACAGTTGATTGTCAAGTGGTGGTTGGATCGCCGTAGCAATCGCGTACTGATGGCCGTCTGGAAGCAGGAGCTCACGCGATGACGGCCGAGACGAAGGAGACGCTGTTCAGCATTCTGGAGCGCTGGGGCTTCCCTACCTTGGTAGCGTTGGCGTTGGCGTTTTTCATTCGGCAGGATTTGCTGCTGCCGTTGCTCGAGGAGCATCGGTTGACGCTCAAAGAAGTCCGCGAGACGCAACGAGAGCTTGCCACCGCGATCACCGAACAGACGAAGCTCTTGTATGCGTTGCAGCATCCAAAGGCCGCACCAGCCGAGTGACGCCACATCACCAACTGTACGGACGGTTTGAACCATGCCAATGTCGCCTAGATTGCTTCGTCCGATTGCGTCGGGCGGCTTTAACCCGCGACGGCTCGCCAACCTGGGCGGCTGGTGGGACGCCACGGACTCAAGCACCTACACGCTGGACACTGGCGTGACGGAGTGGCGGGACAAGAGCGGCCTAGGTCAAGCGTTCACGCAGACCTCTGGGGCCAGCCAGCCAGCACTCAACTCCACCGGGATCAACTCAAAGCCCGCCCTGTCGTTCGATGGCTCTAACGATTGGATGGACCTCGGCTCAGGGACTATCGGCGGCAACAATCTGCTGGCCGAGGCTGCAAACGCATACTCGCTGTTTATTATTTGCAACAGCATTACTGGCTCTACCACGCTGCTTGCGAAGTCGAGTGCCACGGGCGCACTGAGGACGCTTCAAATTATTCCGCTCTCTGGATCGCTGTCTACAACCATTCGCGGAACAGCACAAAACCAAGCCGCCGGCACTTTTCCAGAAAATACTCGTCTGATGTTCGCTTTGAGCTGGAACGGAAGTTCGATGGAGTGGAGAATCGCAAACACCAGCGGAACCGCAAACGTCGGCTCGGCCGCCGTTGAGGCGCAGAACGTGACGCTTGGCGCACGCACGGCATCTTCGCCGGCCGTGTTTTTTAACGGCTTGATAGGCGAAGTGATCTTTTATAACCGAGCGATTTCTGCCACTGAGCGAGGCTCGCTGTTTCGCTACTTCAATGCCAAGTGGGGGCTGTCGCTCACATGAGATACTTCCGCGCCGCCACCGATGCCGTGTACGAGCAGGCCAGGGCCGCGCTGGATTCCGCGTGGGGGCTGCCTAACGACAAAGGCACGGCAACGTGTATTGCGCCGGTCGCAATTGCCCTGCGTGACAGTGCGGGCCGCCCGATGGTTGCGGTGTCGGATGAGTGGTGCGAGTGGCCGCCGGCTGACGCGCTGCTGCCGCAGTTGATCGCAGGCGGTGCAGTGGCTGAGATCAGCGAGGCCGACTACAAGGCCAATTGGCCGGAATCCTGAAACCGTGCTACACCCACAAGGTACGGCCCCTGCAAGGCAACGCCCCGTTCGGCGTAGGCTGCACGGCATGGCCACGATCCGGGCGTAACCCGAGCCACAGGAGCAATACCCACCCATGTCCCATGTCGTCATCAAGCGGTTCCAGCGTGACGTGTCGATCACGCTGCACACGGCTACCTCCAACAGCCAGACCATCCGGCTCAACGACATGGCAGGCGGCGTGGTGTCGTTTGGCACCATGAGCACCAATGCGGCCACGCTTCAAATGTTTGGCAGCACCGCCGTCGATGGCCCCTACCGCCAGCTGTACAACGCCGACGGATCTGCTGCCAACATCACGCTGGCCCCCTCGAGCACCGTCGGACGCATCTACTCGCTACCCGATGCGGCGTTCGCACTGTCCTACCTGCGGATCGTCAGCGGTGCGACCAACAGCACGGGCACCGTGGGCGTGGTGTCGCTGAAGACATAAGGCCCCCTGTGCCGCAACGCATCCCGTCCCATAGGCCGCCGCGTCTGCGAACCGCACCACGACGAGATGAGTCGGGACGACCAAACGCGGCAGCCCGTGGGTACTGCGACAAGCGACACCGAGCGTGGAGGCAGGCAGTGCTCACACGGGATGCGTTCGCGTGCGTGGACTGCGGACGCATTGACCAGGCCAACCACGCCGATCACGTCGTGGCAATCAGCAAAGGCGGCGAGCGATACGACGTGGGCAATGGGCAGACGCTGTGCGTGCGTTGCCATGCGAGGAAGACGAGGCGGGAGCAAGGCCAGAAAGTTTGACAACGCACGCAGGCTGAACGTCACACAGGAGGTGTGGCGATGTCAGCGTGGAAGCCAAGGTTCTGCCAATGGTGCGGCAAGGCCATCAAGCGGCCAGGCGGCGGCAAGGACTCAAAAAAGTATTGTTGCAAACCGTGCTACTTCAATGCAGTGCGTGCCGGCACTCAGCAGTTCAGGGGAAGGTGCCACGACCTATCTGCCGCGTTGGCCGATTGGGCCCTTGAGTGGGATGCTAAACGCCCAAGGCCACGCAAGGCACGACTTCGAAAAGCTAGGCCGTCATGCGAGACATGTGGCAATGAAGTGAATCACGGTGCATCAAGGTTTTGCTCTTACGACTGCGTAAAAGCATGGAGGGGAGTTCGCCAGTGCGAACAGTGTGGCACAGACGTTCCTGGCAGTACGTCGTTCAGTAGGTGCAGGTGCGATGCCTGCAAGACAAAGCTAAGGAAGGAAGCCAATCAAAGAGGAAAAAAGAAGTACGGCCGTAATCATAGGCAACGTGCGCGTCGTGCCGGCGTGTCGTATGTGTCTATCCCTGTCAGGGCCGTATACGAAAGAGACGGCTGGCGATGTCAAATATGCAATCGCAAATGCAGAAAGACGTTTATGGTCAACAAGCAGAATGGGAAACCCCACCCACGTTCTCCTACGCTGGATCACATCCGGTCATTAAAGGACGGCGGCAACCATGAGCCGTGCAACGTTCAACTGGCTTGCTTTGAGTGCAACACAAAGAAAGGTGCGGCTTCGCGTGGGCAGTTAAGGCTATCGTTTACTTGATGCCCCCTCGCCCTTCCGATCATACCGACCTGCGCCGAACCAAACCCCACGGTTTCCTTCCGCGTGCGCGGCCGCAAAATTCCGCGAAGTTTTTGAGGTGAGCGATGCCGCGAGGACGTAAGCCAATCCCCGAGGCGGCCAAGCGGCTCGCCGGCAATCGCGGCAAGCGCAAGATCCGGCCCGACCTGCCGGCCCCGGTCGGCGTGCCGCCGATGCCCAAGCGTCTGATGCTGGAACCGTCTGCCGTGGAGAAGTGGACCGAGCTCGTGCCGATTCTGACCGGCCTCGGGACGCTCACGACTGCCGACGGCGAAGCCTTGGCGACTTTGTGCGAGGTGTACGCTGCGACGCAGGCGTGTTTGCTCGAGCTCCGAGCGTCGGGCCCGGTGATGCGAACAGACTTAGGTGGCGTGAAACCGAACCCGGCCGGGCCGCTATATCGCAGTTTAGTGGCGCTCCAGGCGTCGCTAATGGGCGAGTTTGGCCTGACTCCTAGCAGCAGGGTGCGACTTGGTGGCAAGGAAGAAAAGCCGAGCGACGAAGTCGAAGACTTCTTCAAGCTCCACGGCGCTTGAGCTCACGGCCGAAGGCCAGGCCAAGTACGAGCGTGTCGTTCATTTCTTCGAGAAGATCCTGCGGCACAGCAAGGGGCAGAACGCCGGCAAGCCGTTCACGCTCCTGCCGTGGCAGCACCACGTCTTGCGTGAGCTCTTCGGCCGGCTGAACCCAGACGGCACGCGGCAGCATCGGGTGGGCTACATCGAGCTGCCGAAGAAGCAGGGCAAGAGCACCACGCTTGCTGGCATTGCCCTCTACATGACGGCGTTCGACTCGGAGCCCGGTGCCGAGGTCTACGGTGCGGCGTGCGACCGCGAGCAGGCAGGCATTATCTACCGCGAGGCGGCGTCGATGGTGCGGGCTTCGCCGGCCTTGTCTCGTCACCTCGAGGTGATCGACTCGCGGAAGACCATCGTTCACAAGAAAAGCAACTCGTTCTATCGCGTGCTGTCGGCCGATGCGTTCCGGGCCGAGGGGCTCAATATCCACGCTTTGCTCTTTGACGAACTGCACGCCCAGCGGGACCGGCGGCTGTGGGACGCCCTGCGGTACGGCGGTGCGGCTCGCCGGCAGCCGCTGCTCTTGTCGATCACCACGGCCGGCTACGACCGCAAATCGATTTGCTGGGAACAGCATGCGTATGCCGAGCGATGTATTGCCGATCCCACGGGCGTGGACCCGGCATTTTTTGGGTGCATCTACGCCGCGTCGCCCGAGGACGACTGGAAGGCCGAGGCGACCTGGCACAAGGCCAACCCGTCGCTGGGCCAGACGATCACGCTGGACTCCTTCGCAGCTGACGCCCGCGAGGCCGACCAGTCGCCTTCCAAGCTAAATGCGTTCCTGCGGTACAGGCTCAACGTCTGGACGACACAAGACGTGCGGTGGCTCTCGCCTGACAACTGGGCCAAGTGCGGCGGCCCGCTGCGGGACGAGCTCGAAAAGCGGGAGTGGTACGCCGGCCTGGACTTGGCGAGCACGTTTGACCTTTCAGCGTTCGTCATGGTGAGCCAGGCCGACGACGGCACCTTCGACGTGCTGCCGTATTTCTGGGTGCCGCAAGCCAACGCTGCAGAGCGGACGCTCCGCGACAAAGTGGACTACATCGGGTGGATACGCGACGGCTTTATCCGGGCCACCGATGGCAACGTCACCGATTACGACGTGATCCGGCGCGACATCGTCGAACTGTCGCAGAAGTTCAACATTCGGCAGGTGGGGATCGACCGCTGGAACGCCACGCAGCTGGCCACGCAACTGCAAGGCGACGGGGTAGATGTGACAGGATTCGGGCAGGGCTACGGCTCTATGTCGAGCCCAAGTCGCGCCCTTGAAAATTACGTGCTGTCGGAGCGGATTCGCCACGCCGGCCACCCCGTGCTTGCGTGGATGGCGGCCAACGTGGCAGTGCAGAGCGATCACCAAGGCAACATCAAGCCGAGCAAGGCCAAGAGCACCGAACGCATCGACGGCATCGTGTCGCTCGTGATGGCCTTGGGGCTGCACGCCACGGCGACCGCGAAGCCGCCCGAACAATCCTGGGACATCATCTCGCTATGACCACCGAGGCCACCACGGACTTTCGCCTGCACGAGTTGCGTGGCATCGACTGGGGCAACGTAGGCGGTGGCCGCACGGCGTCGGGCATCCGGGTTACGGCCGACACGTCGATGGCGTGCTCGGCCTACACGGCGTGCATCCGGGTGATCTCCGACAGCGTGTCGAGTCTTCCGCTCCACCTCTTTGAGCGGCAGCCGAATGGCGGCAAGCGGAAGGTGCCCGAGCATCCGCTGTACCGCATCCTGCACATGCAGCCGAACCCGTGGCAGACGGCGCAAGAGTTCCGCGATTGGATGACGGGGCTCTATCTGCACTACGGGGCGAGCTACGCCGAGATCCGCGCGGGTGTTCGCGGGCCCGTGAGCGAGTTGTGGCCGCTGCACCCGAGCCGCATGGAAGTCGAGCGGCTGGAGAACGGCCGGCTCCGGTACATCTACCGCGAGCCCGACGGCCGGCAGACGGTGTACCGCCAGGAGCAGATTTTCGCCCTGCGGTTCACGACGGACGACGGCATCCATCCCATCCCGAGTTACCGCCTGTTCGCCAACGCCATCGGCTTGGCCCAGGCCCTCGAGGCCCACGGGGCGACGTACTTCGGCAACGGTGCCCGGCCGGGCATCGTGCTCGAGAGCGACAACCCGGTGCCCATCGAAGCGGCCGAGCGTCTCCGCGAGTCGTGGGAGCGGATGCACCGTGGCCCGGATCGGGCGCACCGCACGGCGGTCCTGCCGGCCGGCGTCAAGGCTCACGAGCTCTCTGGCTCCAACGAGGCGGCGCAGTTCCTTGAGACACGGCAATACCAAGTCATCGAGATCTGCCGGGCGTTTCGCGTGCCGCCGCACATGATTCAAGACCTCACCCGCTCGACCTACAGCAACATCGAGGTGCAGGGAACCGAGTTCGTGCAGCACTGCCTCTTGCCGCATCTCAAGCGGTGGGAGGCCGCCATCACCCGCGACCTGCTCGCGGAGGGCGAAGACGAGACGTACTTCGCCGAGCACAGCGTGGCCGGGCTTCTGCGTGGCGACCACGCGAGCCGGTCGGCCTATTACGTGTCGGCCCTGCAAAACGGGTGGATGAGCGTCAACGAAATCCGAGAGCTCGAGAACATGAACCCGCTCGGGCCCGAAGGCGACCAGCACTTCATCCAGCTGAACATGACCACGCTTGAAAAGGTGGCTGCCGGCGACGAAGAGCCGCAGCCGGAGCCGGCCCCCGAGCCGGTTGCTGAGCCGGTGGCCGAGCCCGTGGTCGAGGTTGAAGCCGAACAGGAGGACGTGACCGATGGAGATTGAACGCCGCTCGCTGCTGGTGGAAGAAGTGCCGGAAGCCGAGCTCGTCGTCGAGACGCGGGCCAACGGCCGCGAGGCGATTCGTGGACTGGCAATCCCGTACAACCGGCTCTCCGTGGATCTCGGCGGTTTCCGCGAGCGAATTTTGCCGGGGGCATTCGACAAGATTTTGAGCCGCCAGCGTGGCAAGCAAGAGATCGTGTCGTACTTCAATCACGATTCCAATTGGCTACTGGGCCGCGAGTCGGCAGGCACGCTCGAGATCACCGCAGACGATCGTGGCATCAGCTACACCGTGGAACCCCCAGACACGCAAGCAGGGCGTGATGTCCTTGCCTTAGTGAGATCGAAAAATTTGAGGGGCAGCAGCTTCGCGTTCACAGTCGCGCCGCGCGGCGGTGAGCGGTTTACCACCGACGAGAACGGCCGGGCAATCCGCGAGGTGGTTGAGGCGTCTGGCCTTTACGAGATGGGGCCCGTGGTCACGCCGGCCTACAGCAGCACGAGCGTTGCCGTCGCCATGCGTTCATACGAGGCGTGGCTGGCCGAGCAGACGCAGGAGCCGGCAGCCCAGGTGGACTGTTCGCGTTCGGCCCTGCGGGGCGTCGCCGCCGCCTGGGCTGCCATCCTGCGAACCAAGCATGTCTGACCGACCACGCTGTCAATGCGGCGAACAGCTGCGGACACGATCGAGCCGCGCGTGCGGCGACGAGCGGCAGCGGTATCTACGCTGCCCACGGTGCGGCGCTCGCGCTGTGGCGTTTGTCAAAACAACACATTCTGAAATCCGCTACTGCAAGGCTCCGCGGTCGTAATGCGATTGTGAACTCCACGGCAATCACGCCCTGGAGAAATCACGCATGGACCGCCTTAGCACGCTCCGCAACGAGGCCGCCGAGGTTGCGACCCGCATCGAGGCGCTGACCGCGCTCGACTCCGACAACAAGTCCGACATCGACGCCCGCAACCTCGAGCTTTCGGGGCTGACCGACAAGGCCAAGTCGCTCTCGGCGTCCATCGACTTTGAGGCGAAGGTCGCCGAGTCGGTTGCCAACCTCCGCAGTGTGGCCGAGCGTTGCAGCCCGGCCCCCGAGGTGCGTGCCGAGCAGCCGAAGGCCCGGATCGAGGCGGTGCGTGACGGTCGGACGCTGAAGGCGTTCCGCTCGCACGAGGACGCCTACCGCGTCGGCAAGTGGCTCCAGGCCACCTACGCGGGCGACGCCGATGCGAAGCGGTGGTGCCATGACCACGGAGTCGAGGCCCGCACGATGGTCGGTGGCGTCAACTCGGCCGGCGGTTTTGCCGTGCCCGAGGTTCTCGCTGACACTATCATCCGCAACGTAGAAACCTATGGCGTGGCTCCGACGGCCCTGCAGAACTTCAACATGTCTTCGGACGTGCTGTCGATCCCGAAGCGGATCAGCGGCGTGTCGGGCGCGTGGATGGGCGAGAACGCCGAGTTTGCGTACAGCGACATGACCGGCACGCAGGTGCAGCTCGTGGCGCAGAAGTTCGGCGTGGCGACCAAGGTCAGCAACGAGCTCTTCGCCGACGGCGTGGGCGTTGCGGACCTTATCGCCACCGAGCACTCGCTCGCCATTGCCAAGGCCCTGGACGAAGCGGTCTTCATCGGTGACGGCACCTCGACCTACGGCGGCCACTACGGCGTGACGGTCAAGCTGACCGACGCGGCCTACTCGGCCTCGCTCGTCACGGCTGCCACCAACAACGGCGCGTTTGAGACGCTCGACAAGGAAGACTTCCTTGCGGCCATGGCGAAGCTTCCCCGCTACGCCCTGCCCGGTGCTCGGTGGTACATCTCGCCGGCTGGCTACCACGCCTCGATGCAGCGGCTGGACTTGGCCCAAGGTGGCAGCGTGAGCGTCGCTCAGGGCTTCGGCCTGACGTTCATGGGCTACCCGGTGGTGCTCGTTCACCCGATGAACGCCGTGCTCGGCACGGACGTGTCCAAGGTGAAGGTGCTCTTCGGCGACCTCGCCATGGCCGGTGCCCTTGGTCTTCGCCAGGGCTACCAGCTGCGGGTGAGCCAGGAGCGGTTTGTGGAGCTCGACCAGACGCTCGTCTCGGGCGTCGTGCGGGCCACCGCGAACTTCCACAGCCTGGGATCGACGACCGAGGTTGGCCCGGTGGTTGCCCTCCGTACGCACTCGGCGAACTCTTGACCCTCTGACCCTCGAGGAGAATCTCTGACATGATTTCTGTAGCAGCGACCAAGAGCGTCGTCAGCGGCAAGAACGCGGTCTTTACCTCGTCCCAGACCAACACCTTGACCCTCGACACCCTCGGCTACGATTACGCCAGCATCGACGTGATCTACGGCCCGGTGGCGAGCACCTCGAGCGTGGCCCAGACGCTGACGCTCAAGCAGGGCGATGCGTCGAACGCCGTCACCGAGAACGTGACCGGGTTTACGGGCGACATGAAGCCGGCGGCCTACGCCGGCCAGACGGTGTCCACGACCATGACCATCAGCCGCCTTGAGGTGGACTGCCGTGGCAAGAAGCGTTACCTGGCCGTCGCA